GTCATCACCTAAAATTTTAATTATTCTTATTAAATGCTCGTTTAAACGCGCTTCTATATGTATGGCATCATTAATATCTTGTTTAACCGCTTCTATAAAATTTTTATTCCAATCAATTTCATGATGTATATCGCTTTTTATCATATCTTCGAGTCTATCTTTAAACTGAGAATGACTTTTCTCGAACAAATCCATTGAGAGTAAAAAATCATCAAATTTATTCTGATCAATATTCTTAAGAGAATAAAGTTTGTTTTTCCAATATTTATTTACAAGAGCGCTATACCCACCAGAAAGTTCAAAGTTAATATCCTCTAGATATTGTCGACCACCTTTTAAGTCTTTCAATAAATTATGATGTAGATTAATCATATTAAAAAAAGTACTCTCAAACTGTTGTTTAGTTAATGTCTTGTTTGTAAGTTCAAACTCTTCTCTCGTTTTAGCTAGCTCTTCTCTCTGCATTTTTAATTCATCTTGTTGCATATCAAGTTGCTTTCTTTGCATTGAAATACTTGCAATAACAAATAACATGCTTGCCAACGTTAAGAGGCCAACAGTTGTTCCACCAAAGAAATCTCCTACTGGCCCTAATGCTTCAAACGTTTTTTGATCTAAATGATTTCTCCCAATGAATAATATAAGAGGAGTTAATATCGCTGCAACAATCACAATTCCCCCAACAAATATCCACTTATTTTCTTTAAACCATTCTTTCATTAAATTATCTCCCATCATCCGAAAATCCTATAAATCGTAACATGTAATCCATAATATAACAATGATCACATTATTTTATATCCATAATCATACTGTATTCTTATAGGTAAGCCGTTTTTTGAATGAATACTAGTCTTCCCGTAATCAGGAATGTCTGATAAATAGGCTTTGTGGTTAACTCCGTCTAGGATGAGTAGCTTTACTCTGCCAAACTCAATATGCTCTTCAATTTTCTTTGTAGTTATAATTTCAATAGGTAAGTTCATGCACAAGGCCTCCCATGTTATAATGAATTGTGCAGATTCAATAGAACTGGGGCCTTGTGCTTCGGTTCTTTTTATTTGCCCTGAAGAGCTTGCAAATCACGTACACACATTCTAAAGAGGTGTTCGTCCCTTAAATCTAAAGACAAATCAATCAAAGCCTTCAGATCAGCTTCAGTAAGTGCCTCATCCAAATTTTCAGCCCAAGACTTTGGAACAACCAAGGTATTACCACTAAGGAACCGTACTAAAATGTCATTTTCAGATACTTTAAGTACATAACCTTCTTTGTTAAGTGTTTCTCTTTTGCCTTTCCTTGATGCTTTAATCCAGTCTCCTTCTAAGAATTTGTTTTTCATCTGATAATCCTCCATCCTTTCCTGATCCGACTGAGCAGTTCATATTTTTTAAGTGGTTCATAGAGGTGGACGCGCTGTCCACCCTCTTCGCGATAAAGCAAGAACCACCGTTTTGAGCGTTTGCGCGCCATCTTAGGCAGCCCCGTCTTTCTCTTCTTTTTGATCATTCCCGTCAGAATCGTCTTTCACACTTTGCGAAGAATCTAAATCTACATCAGCTGCTTCTTCATCTTTTTGCATCGGCACAGCTTCGTTGGCTTGATCCTCTTTCCAATCCCACCATTTTTCAGCGAGTGGAGCCACTGCAGCTCGGTAATCATTGATTAGATCAACTATTGCGCCGGATGACATCTCAAGCTCTGAAGCCAATTTGCGGTATGATTCACCCTCAATGCGGCGTTTCACAATGTTAGCCATATTCTCTGGGAAACCTTCTTGCTCTGGTGCCATACCTTCTTGGATGAATCGATCCACTACTTCACGTTTAATTTCCATAGGCTTTTCTTCAATTTGTGGTTTTTCTGCTGGTAAGCCCAATTCAGCCTCTAACTGTTCCGGCTCAGGCTCAGCAATGTGAACCACGCCGCTCTGGTCTACTTGGTAATTTACGATAGGTCGCTCAGTGTGAGCGTTGATCTGCACGTTATAGCGGACAACATCGCTCTCAATTTCAACACGCACATCGTTATCAATCATTTCAGCAAGGTTTTGAATACTGTTTCCTAGACCCTTCGTTGAGATTTCAAGGACCAATTCTGTAACACCCTTAGGCTTGTGATTTACTTTCTTGACTGATCCATCAAAATTTACAAAAGACATATTTGTTCCTCCTCATGGGTTGGTGTGAGAGTTGAGACTTCGACTTCAATTCTTGGTGAACTGCTGTAGAATTTGCTTACATGTAAATCAACTATCTGGCTATCATCCTGCCAAATGACTTTATTCAGGCCATCTTTTATCCCTTTGATGTAGTTATCAACATCTGGCTTTTTGGCTGGTCTCAACTCGCCTCTTTCAGCTTCTGCAGCCTTTTTCTTGCTGAAACTTTTTAAAGTAGATTTGTAAACTTTAACCCTCAACTCCAGAGGACCTGTAAGAAGTTGATCAGGACGGTGATCACTTGCTGCCAACTTCACGTATTGCTTAAAGTCTCGTGACTTCTTGGGATCGTATAATCGCGTCATTCCATTCATGTGAGTAGCTCTTGGACGCCCCTGTGCAACTGGCTCTCCGTAGATGGTGAATGCTATCTTCATTCAGATGCCTCCATCCTGGCGTTATATGTTAACACCCTACTGCCACGTTGACTCTTGAGAGAAATGACAAGCATTTCAAGTTCATAGAGTGATAAATTTTCAGGGTTCTTGTCCAAACTAGCTAAATATCCAATACGAGTTAATTCACTTAAAAGGTACTCACGACGCTGTTTGCTATTAATATTTGACATGTTCATCCTCCGTATCATAAAGCGGCTTCCATTTGCCACGATAAGTTTACAAACCTTCCGTACTCTTTCATAAAAGCAGCATTTATTGTCCCAACTTCACCATTTCGCTGTTTAGCAAAGATAATTTCAACTATGTTTTTCTGTTCACTATCTTTGTTGTAATAATCATCACGATAGAGGAACGTAACGATATCAGCGTCTTGTTCAATGCTTCCTGAATCACGCAGATCAGACATCATTGGACGCTTATCTTGCCTTTGTTCCACTCCACGTGAGAGCTGTGATAATAAAATGATTGGGACATTAAAGCTTCTCGCCATATTCTTCAGCTCTTTGGTGATGGCACCAACTTCATAGTTTTTGCTCTCAAATTTACCGATTGGGGTAATGAGCTGAAGATAATCAATGACCACTAAATGATCTTGATCAGGGTGATCTTTTTTCGTTTTTCGGATCTGAGACCGGATATCTGCGACTGTTTGGGTAGGCTGATCATGGATGTAGATATCTAATTTTTCGTATTCACCCATAGCTTTGTTGGCTCTGTCATAATCTTGATCGCTAAAGTATTTTTTTGGATTCCTCCACTTCGTGCCTTCAATTCTCCCAAGGCTGCTTAACATTCTATGAGTTAACTGTGTATCTGACATTTCGAGCGAGAAAATATCAGTAACTCCACCCTTTAGCGCGTTATTACAACCTAAGTTAAGAGCAAAAGCAGTCTTTCCCATCGATGGACGAGCTGCCACGATAATCAAATCGCTTTTTTGCCAACCACCTGTCATGGCGTTCAAGTCCGCAAGACCAGTGTCGACTCCTGTAAGATCCCCTTGATCTTCTTCCATGCTCATGAATATCTCCGTCAGAACATCCATTTTCGTCCGAGTAGCTTTAACTCCAACTTCTTGCACTTCAATGGTCTTTTGATAAAGCTCAGTGATCCCCTCATCGCATGGGGCATTAGCAAAAGCTAAAGCAGCACTTTGTAAATCTCTGAGTCTAAAAGCCTCGTAAATTAATGTTTCATAGGTCTCGAAAGCATGTTTGGAGGGAACAGTACTTGCAAGATTGGTTAAGTATTCAAAGCCTCCAATTGAATTTAAAAGGTCTCCCATAGCTGCAGCGATATTGGCCAATTCAACAGGCTTACCTAGCTTGTCCACTTCCCTCATCGCTTCGAAAATCCTCTTATGCCGTTCTTCAGCAAAATGTCTGGGCTCTAGTGCCGTTTCCTTAATCAAATCACCCTCAAGGATGATACAACCTAATAAAAACTGTTCAGCCTCTACGTTTCGCAAATTTTGCATTTTGTTCCCACGCTTTCTGTTTCGCTAAGAATTCATTTTGCTCTGGTTGTTTGATTTTGATTTCTGCGATAGCAGGTGGAAATCTCTTTTCAGTAATGTGCTGGTCGATCTTTTTTAAAACCTGTTCATAGGGTTGATCCTTTAAGTGGTCAAGCCAGAGTTTAATTCTTTCTTTTCCGATGGTGTCTGTAGTGAGTTCAAACCTTGGATAGGCAGCTGCAATCCTTGTTAGGA